CCGAAGGCTGAGATTAGTAGACTTGAGTATTGGATGGGAACGAAACCCAATCCGAGAACGATTGAGAAGGCTTTGCGTGATGCAGGGCTATCTCGCCGGGATGCGACCGCCGCGTCCGGTGTGTTGAAAGCCATTTTGGAACAGCGTGATGCTGTGGGCGATCAACAAACTGCCACTCAGAGTGAGTCTGATGCGGCGGAACTGCTGAAAGCGCTCGAATACCGCGAGTTGCTGAAAGCTATTTCAACCCGTTAGGAGATTTCAAAATGTTGGAAAAAGTAATCGAAAAACTGGATGCAATCGAAGCATCTAGCGCTGCTAAATTGGCAGAAACCGCACAGGCTGTCGAGGCAAAAGTTGCTGAGGCTGTCGAGTCGCTTAAGACTGAAACAGAGGCAAAGATTGCCGCTTTAGAGGCAAAAGTTGCCGCTCCTTCGATCATCCGTCCTATTCACAAGACCGTTCGTGGTGAAGCAAATCGTCGCTTTAAGGACGTTCTTAAGGAGTACGTTAAGGCCGGTAACAACATTGAGCGCGAAGTCAAGATCTTTGAATCGGTCGATCAGTGCGAAGCGTACATCAAGGAAGCCTCGGCTCTTACGGGTTCGGGTTACGACGTTGGTGGCCGTACAGCTTACGATCCCGTGTTCGCTGCAAAGCGTCTCGGAAATCCCTTGATGGATCTGTCGCGTATCGTTGCAACTGACGGTTCGGCTTATCAGTTCCGCGTCAAGACCGGCAATGCAGGCGCTCAGTGGGGCTACACCGTTCAGAATAACGGCGCACCCACGACTGAAGCCACAAGCATTTGGCAAGTCATCCTTAAGGACTTGAACGCTCAGTTCCCGATCCGTACCGCAGCACTTGATGACATCGACGGCCTTGAGGCTAACGTTGTTGACGATATGTTGATGGAGTTCCAGCAAGCAATGGCGACCTCGATGATCCAAAACAACGATCAGTCGGGAACCGGAACCTCTGTAACGACGGGCGGCGCTGATGGTCTGCGCGGTTTAGATCAATACGCAGGCGCTAATGCAACCTACACGGGTGGCTCTTGCTCGACGGCTGCTTTCGGTACTTCGGGAACTGCAACCACCAACGGTCTGCACTCGCTTGCTACCTATGACCAGTTGACCACGAACGCTAACACGGTTGCAGCTAACAATATCGTCTACAAAGATGTTGTTAACTTCATCTACAGCCTGCCACAGCAGTATTGGACGGCCAGCGCAGCGTTCATGATCAACCCGATCCTCCTTCAGGGCATCCGCGGTCTCGTTGACGATCAAAAGCGTCCGATCTACATCGACGGCCTGTCACGTACCGATGGCATCGTTGGTGAGTTGCTCGGCTTCAAGGTTGCAGTCAACAAGTACCTTGATAACCCCAGCCAGCCCACCACCGGCGCAGCAGGAACGACCAGCTACTATCCGATGTATTTCGGCGACTGGCAGCAGTTCCACACCATCGTTATGCGTCTCTCGATGGTTCTAAGGAGATACGACCAGACAGTTCCGGGATCTATAACATTCTATGGCGAGACTCGTGCAGCTACTTCGGTGCGCGATCCTAACGCCGGTGTGCGTTATCGCTCGACCGGTACGGCTGCTTGATCAAAGAGGGCGCAAGCCCTCTCCCTTTTGGAGAGACTATGAAACAGGTGATTTTGGAAGGCTTGAAAGAGGCTCTCCACGAGGGCAAAAGCACTGTCAACCTCTCGGAAGCCTCAGCCCTAACCGGCTCAGGCAGCGGGGTTGGCGGTCGCGTATACAACGAAGATGTATTTGCATCCCTTCGTTACTGGAACCCATTTCGGGTTTATGCAAATCAGACAATGACGGCAGACTCGGATATTCAGTTTGTTGTCAAAACGGGTAACGCTGCGAACTCCACAAACCCGTGGGGCTACACAGTCAACGCTAACTCAGGCTCACCCAACATCGCCACCAGTATTTGGCAGCTTCCGATGCGTGTTATTTCCGCTCAGATGCCAATCAGGGCAGCGGCGATGGATGACATCAACGGATTAGACGCTGCGCTTGTCGAAGATCTTGCAATGGAATTCAGCCAAATTGAAGCTGCGTCTATGGCAATCAATAACGATCAGGCAGGCTCAACAACGACCTCCACAGGCGCGACAAACGGCCTTAGAGGCTTGAAGATGTACGCTGGCACTGCTGGATCATCCGCTGCTTACGGAACGTCAGGAACGGCTATAACGGCGGGCATACACACACTTAACACAGTGGGTTACACCCACTCAGGCGGCATTGAGTGGGAAAGCCTTGTAGATGTTGCTAGTGCCCTCCCCGGTCAGTTTTGGAGAATGCCCGGAACTGCGTGGATGATGCACCCGACAGCTATTGCAACGCTGAGGGAATACGCTCACGGTGGTAATTCTTATGCGCTTGTTGAGACAGGCGAGAAAGACGAAGGCCCCGGTGTAAATATTATGGGCTGGCCGGTTATTGCTAATCCGTATTTGGATGCTCCTGCAATCGGTGCTTCTCCGATCTATCTTGCAAACTGGCCGCGGTTTATGTGGATCGTCGATCATTCAGAGATGACGCTTCAGAGAATGGAGCAGACCCAACCCGGAACGATTACGATCTATGCTGAGAAGCGGATGGTCTCGACCGTTCGTGATGTAACTGCTGGCGTTCGGCTCATTGGAACTTAATCATGCCTAGCCAACTGCAAGGTAACTTCGGAGCGGGTTCCAGAAACCCGTTCAACTACTCGAAGGTCATTCAGAGCGGTCGAGATTCGGTCACTCAATGGCTTACTTACGAAGAAATCACCAATCAGTTGAATTTGTTTCAGGATGAGTCGCAAGACGATTATCTTGCTCAGTTGGAGCTCGCCACAAGGATGGCGATTGAGGATTATTTAGGTGTCCCGGTCTTTAACGTCACCTATCAGGCTTCCTACATGATTTCGGGGCTTATGGCTGCACCTGTAAGCCTTGATCTGCCTGAGGTCTCGCAGAATGGCGTGACGATAAACTGGGTGAAGTATTACAACGACCTAAATCCTCCGGTCTTAACAACGATCACAAGCTCAAACTATTACTACGACCCCACCGGGAACAAGATTGTTCTCTTCGAGGTTCCCAACAACATCAATACCTATATGACCGCGCCAATGCTTTGCCAGTACACCTTACAAGGCTCTGTAATCGGTCAGTATCCTGTAGTCAAGCAGGCCGGTCTCATGCTTCTCACTCACTTGTACAACAATCGCTCGGCTACATCCGCTGAGAATCTAAAGCAGATTCCTTTTGCAGTGGATCAGCTTTTGCGCGTGTACAAGCCACTCGTAATGTGAGCTAAGAATGGTCTTGCGCGTCGACGAAATAAGCATTAATAATCTGTCGTTCACCATTACGAATTTAGGTGAGCAAACGACAGTCGAGACGCTGTGGTTTAAGACTCGGGCAAAAACTAAGTCGGTTCACAATCGGATTCGCACGTTAGAAAAATTCAGGCAATACGACAACATGATGGACTTCATTGTGAACTACACGCCCAACATGCGGACGATCTCGGATAATCAAGAGGATTACTCGATTACGTTTAGAGGTAACAGTTGGCGAATCGCAGAGGTTTTTGAGCACGATGACAGACAGTGGGTCTCGCTGATGTGCTACAGAAACGAACCTAGCGTGGCGGTCTGATATGGGGCAAAATAGCGCGGTTGTTTATGCTCAGGCGATACAAGCGCAACTAGTCACGGTTTGTACACCGACTCCAGTTTATGCAGTGTTCAACCGTAACTTTGCAAGCGAACCGACTTTTGTAACGTGGCAGCTCAGAGACGTTCATCAGCCGGTGTATACGGGGCCACAGTCGGTTAAGGGTATAGATCGACCAGTGTTTCAGGCTACAGTGTTTGCTCAGTTAATGTCGAATTGTTTTAGTAAGGCGCAGCAGATTGTGGATGCCTTACACGGTTATCAAGGTACTTTCGGCGGTCTTTTTTTTGTGTCAAAGGTCGATGTTGATTGGCTCTTTCACACATACGACAACGACAGCAAATTAAATCAAATCGTTCTTGATTGCACTTTAGACATTCCTGCGTAGAGGTGAAAAATGGCTCTTCCTAATAAAGTTTTACCCGGCTTTTCAGCCTCGCTGTATTGCCAGCCGGGGGCAAATCCAACACCGTTGACTAGCTCGACAATCAACGTTTATGCAAGCGTTTCACCGATTGCAGTTATTGGAAACCTTGTTCCTGTCGAAGCAATCCCTGCTTTTGGGCAAGATGATGCGGTGGCTAACTTCTCGGTTGCTGGTTCGCGTCAATCTGACAAGATCCCCGTTCAGTCTGCACCTACAAGCATGACTTGCGTAGCAGCGTGGAATCCTTCGGACTCGGTTCTTCTTTTGCTTCGCGCTGATGCTTACAACGGGACAATTGATCGCACGTTTGTTATCTCAGCAACCGATGGCACAAACGTAGTCTGTTACGCTTTCAACGGTCGAGTAAGCCAGTGGACGATTGATCCTGCTCCCGGCGCTGAAGCTCAAGTTACATTCACCATTCACCCCAGAGGAAACCTTTATGGATGGTCAAACAGCACTCCTTGATTTCCTTGAGGGCATGAAGGGATACTATGGCGATCTTCACCAGTACGCTAAAGGCCATCCCTTTACCCTTCAAGAGGTGGATGCCGCCTTACAGGAAGCCGAAGCCGCTGAAGCTGTCTGTCTCAATGTGATGAGGCAATATGCAAAGAGCGAGTGACGATTTACTGAGCTATTTAATCGCGCAGGCCCAAACCGGTGCTAAGAACTGGTTTGGGTATCCACAACAACGGCTCATCAATATTTCGCTGTGCCATCAGATTGCAGCTAATCATGCGGACTGCATGTCACCGGATGAAATTGTTGATTACGTCCTGAAACTAAACGATCAGATCTTCAAGCGCATTGTCACTAATGGGCAAACTTGAAGCTAAGGGATTCAAAGAGTTTGAAGATTCCTTATTAGAGTTAGCCGAGGAATTTGGCACGACCAAAGCTCGACGCTCTTTACTTCCCGGTCTTAAATCCGCGATGGAGCCCGTTAAGGCCGCGATCAAGGGAAGGGTTCCCGTCGATACTGGCAAGCTCCAGTTAAAAGTTAGGAACGGCGCAAAGGTTGCAACCCGAAAAGACAAAGGCAAAAAGTATCTGAGCCGCGATACGGTGGCTTTTGGTTTTGTTGATGTCGGTGTTGGTTATCGAGATGCGAAGGGCGAATATCGACCCGCTGCCGAAGCCATAGAATTCGGCACTGCTGAGCAACCCGCAAGACCGTTCATCCGTAACTCTTTTCAATCAATGGCATCATCTGCCCTTGATCGTCTAGCGTCTTT